GGGGTTGATTTGCTACAACATCCACAACTTCTCTACCTTCATCCAATATCTGGGTTGTCGCAGACACCCAGTCAGTTCGTTCACCCTGCCGGGATATTTCACCGAACTTGTGAACCCATTCGTTTTTGACCTGGCAAGTTGGATAGTCAGAAAACTCACAGTAATCGGACGCCTGCTTTGCAGTCCCCCTCCTGCGCTCAAAGTGGGCATTACCCATTAATTGTTTGAAATTCTTCCAGTCCTTGCCAGGTGACCTTGGGTTTTCAAACTCTATATAACCTTGTAAATGCGGGGTTCCGCTATTACCAACCTCCTTCGCAAAAATGTGATATGACACAGAAGCTTCAAGCTGCTGTAATCGTGCTACATCTTGCTCATTATAGTTGTTCAATGTATAACAAACGTTCCTAACTTTCGCCGGAACAGAGGTTAGCGGAACAGAAGTCGCCATGAGGTAATACTATACTCATGGCTCCGGTTTTAAGCATCCGCTTTTTACACACCCTAAATGATATTTATGTAACAACGCCCACCCCCCCCCGCCCCCCTCCCTACCGGGAGGTGGGAGCCGACTAGCCGCGTCGGGCGGGCAGACCAGGTTCCGACCTAAACGGTCGGCCCTGGCCGGGGGCTTTTTTCAGCTAATAATTGTTATGTCTGCGACGCAGAAACCTAACATAAATTTATTTATGCATCCTTGAAATAGCATTCAGTGCGCAGGCCATACAGCAGGTTGTGAGAACCGCCAGAGCCATCCGCATTAGTAGCCCAAATGAGAGCAAGAGGGCACTCGTTTGTCGGATAGTTAGTCCAAGGAGCACCAATAGAGGTATCAAACTGCCACACAGCAGGCTTCCAAGAAAACGATATAGTGCGAAGGTCCTCGGAAGCAGCTGTCCCCGTAGGAGCTATCTCGCCACCAGTATTAATACCACACGATTGACCAATACCCTTACGCATTCTAAACTTCTTGTGCATCAAAGGAATATAGGCATCCGTGTTCAACGGATAATGTTGAACCAGAGTCAGTTGACTCGGCTGCGAAGGATTAACGGGATCCACATTGTTGCCCGTGCCAAGCTTAAGGAAGTTACCACCTGTAAGAGTTGACACCTGCTGTGGCCCCTTAGCAGACCGAGACCGAACGATCCAGATATTGACAAGCAAATCCTGGTTATTTTGCGTAGATACTGAATCAAAATAAAACGTAAAATGAGCCTTACAAACAACAGGACGAACACTGTCGCCAATACGTTGATTGTCAGCAGTTCCCTGCGTCATTAACGTTGTTAATGGAACAAACTGCGCAGGGGTTGAAGCCGTAGCACCCACCGCTGTATTATCATTACGATTAGCTGCTACATACTTTGTTTCCAACGATTTACGTTCCACCGCTTTCACCACTTTCGTGATTACGCGAGTTAGAGGTTTACGTGCCACCGCCTTACGACGAGGCTTGCGAGCAAGACGACGGCGAGCACGAAACGAGTTACGCATTGAGGTTATACTAAAGGAATATATTTTATTTCATGAATTCTGCGTTCAAGAGCAGCACTATTGTGCAGTCTATAAAACGCAGTCGGGGGTAAGTTGGTCGTAATAAAGACGCGCGTCCAACGCGCCCCAACATAACCACCCTTAATAGGCACACGATACTTATAGCGGTCTAATATTTTTAACATTTCAGAGTAAGGTATATCAGCCTCATAGTCATCTAATAACAACGTCTCTTCGCCGTTGTAGCCATCCCACCACTGTCCACTCGGTTTGGAATACACATTTGGGTATTGCTGCCAAACCGATCTTGTTTTACCTGAACCAGGAGGACCATGCAACCATGTCACATGAACCTCCCGTTCTATAGGTAGGATGGAAAGGGTTTTAAGCCGTTCTAACGCGCGGATTGCCGGAAGAAGCTGGGGTTGATTTGCTACAACATCCACAACTTCTCTACCTTCATCCAATATCTGGGTTGTCGCAGACACCCAGTCAGTTCGTTCACCCTGCCGGGATATTTCACCGAACTTGTGAACCCATTC